TGCCGCAGTAGGCGATGTAGACATCATGATACATGATGGTGTTGGCTGGAAAGGTTACCAAAATGTCCCTACAGATGCTAGAGGATTTAACTTAGGTAATACTTCACCAAATGGTCCTATTGTTTCAGCAACAGAGCCACTTGTACAGTCTGATAAAACAGCACTTGTATACGGTGACCTTTGGGTAGACAGTTCAGATCCAGATACTTTTAAAATATCTAGATGGGAAAGTGTATCAGGTACAGATAAGTTTGTTGCTATTGATACTACAGACCAAACTTCAGAAGATGGTATTTTATTTGCTGACTTTAGGTTCCATGATAGTGCTACAGATGATGTAACAACATCAACTATGACACCAGTTAAAACATTATTAACAAGCGACTACTTAGATATTGATGCTCCAAGTGCCGCATTATATCCAAGAGGTATGTTAGCATTTAACTTAAGACGTAGTTCAAACAACGTTAAAGAATACAAGAAAGCGTACTTTAATGCTACAGACTTCCCAGGTAAAGTTATACCAACAGAAACAAATGCTTGGGTAACTGTATCAGGAGTACAAAATGATGGTGCTCCGTATGTAGGTAGACACGCTCAGCGTAATACTATTGTTTCAGCAATGAAATCAGCGGTAACATCATCAGATGAGATACGTGAAGAACAACGTAACTTTAACTTGTTAGTTGCTCCAGGTTATCCAGAACTAATGGCTAACTTAGTAGCACTTAATAATGAAAGACGTAATACAGGTTTTGTTCTTGGAGATGCTCCATTAAGACTAGCACCAAATAGTACTGATGTACAAAATTGGGCTAATAACACTAAACTTGCTATTGATAACAATGAAAACGGACTAGTAACAGCAGACACATACTTAGGTGTATTTTATCCAGCGGGTAGAACTACAGACTTAGACGGTAATGGAATTGTTGTACCAGCAACACACATGGCATTGAGAACAATGTTACGTTCAGATGATGCTAGTTTTCCATGGTTTGCTCCAGCAGGCACAAGACGAGGTGGCGTAGACAATGCTACAGCGTTAGGACATATTGATAGTGCTACTGGTGAATTCCAAACAGTTGGTATTAAAGAATCTCTAAGAGATACTTTATATGAGAATAAGATTAATCCAATCTCATTCTTCCCAGGTGTTGGTATACTTAACTTTGGTAACAAAACTAGACATGGTTCTGCTTCAGCGTTAGATAGAATTAACGTAGCAAGACTTGTAGCATACATCAGAGAAAGACTAGGCGAAATTACAAAACCATTTGTATTTGAACCAAATGACAAGTTAACTAGAGACGAACTCAAAGGTGTTGTAGAATCACTAATGAACGATTTAGTTTCTAAAAGAGGTTTATACGATTACTTGGTAGTATGTGATGAAACTAATAACACATCGGCTAGAATAGATAGAAATGAATTATATCTAGACGTTGCTGTTGAACCTGTTAAATCAGTGGAGTTTATTTACATACCTGTTAGAATCCAAAACACAGGTTCTATATCTGGGTAATAATTAACTAAAACATTGAAATAGGGCGTTTAAACCGCCCTATTTTTTTGGTCAGTTAATAAGATAAATAATATTGTATTAATAATAAAGGAGACATAATATGTCAGTAAGTTCATTAAATAAGTTTACTGTTCCTATAGCAGGCGGACAAAGTGCTAGTTCACAAGGTCTGTTAATGCCAAAACTAAAATATCGCTTTAGGGTGAGTTTTGAAAACTTTGGGGTAACATCGTCAAGATCAGAACTTACTAAGCAAGTTATGGACATTACACGACCAAGTGTTAACTTCGAGCAAATTCCAGTAGATGTTTATAACTCAAAAATTAACATCATTGGCAAGCACACATGGGATCCAGTATCAGTTAACATCAGAGATGATGTTTCAAGTAACGTGTCAAAATTAGTCGGCGAACAAGTTCAAAGACAATTTGATTTTATGGAACAAGCATCTGCTTCTTCTGGTATTGATTATAAGTTCTTAACACGCTTTGAGTTATTAGATGGCGGCAACGGTTCAGCGGCACCTATTACTTTAGAAGAGTGGGAACTATACGGTTGTTACATTGAGAACGTAAACTATAACGATCTAAACTATGCATCTTCAGAGCCAGCAAGTATTACTATGTCAATTAGATTTGACAATGCTGTACAACTACCAGCAGGCAACAACGGAGCAGGCATAGGATCGGCAGTATCTAAGACTAGAAGCCAGACAATTACAGGTTAATTAAATGGCTGATTTTAAAAGTCAGATAGTAGATCCAAAATTATGGTCGAGTAAGAAGCTCTTGCGTGATTACCAGCACGCCGCTAGGACCTTTAGGGATGGCGATTACAGATTAGCACCAAAACAAAAATTTCTATTTTTTGTAGTGTTTAATTTTACACCAGACGCTTCAGCAACACTTCCAGACTCTATTAAACGAGAAGCAAGTATGTTGGTTAAGTCAGTAGACTTGCCTTCATACACGTTTGATACTCAATTAATGAATGAGTATAATCGTTGGAGAGCAATACAAACAAAAATAAACTATAATCCAGTTCAAATTCGATTACATGACGATATGGCAGACATTTCTAAAACGTTATGGTATTCTTATTTAGATTGGCATTATTCCGATCAAAAAGCAGGCTTGCCTACAGCACCTGTATATTGGCATCGAAGCACATACACAGAATATAATCAAAATTTTAATTTTGGTATGGCAAATCCTGAGGACCAACCATTTTTTGAAAGTATTCAGTTATATAGTATATACGGGAAAAAACAATTTTCTGAATATACTTTAATTAATCCTATAATCACGAGCTTCAATCATGACTCTCATGATCACAGTCAAAGTGATGTGTTAGAAAACACAATGCAAATTCAATACGAAACAGTAAAATATGCTTCAGGGACTATGGGCGGTGGACAACCAAATGCTTTAGAATTTGGACCAAAGGGATTTGGCGATTTACATTATGATAAAGATTACTCTCCAAATAATAATGTTAATAACAGTGAATGGGAAAAAAATGTACACAGCAAAGTTGACGCTCATAAGAAAAGAAGATACGAGCAGTATATGATGGAACAAGATGCTGGAATGTACAGCGGTCCTGAAACATGGAAATCAGAGCTCAATCAAAAAGATTATAAAAAATCAACAGATGGTAAAAAGACATATACTGATAACGAAGTTAAAACTGCTAAAAAGAGCAATCAGCAACATGCTTTCCCAGGATCAACTAGACCAAACCCGCATACAGACAATGGAGTATCTCCAGTTGCTAAAAAAGACAAAACAAAAGAAGTCAAAGATATGCGTGGAAACCCTCACATAGATTAGGAATCAATCATGGCTGAAAATTTATATGCTTCAACTAACGTAAGCCAAACAGTAGATAAAAAATTAGAAACTAGAAAGTTTTTTAATGGGCACTATGTTCAAAGTCTTAACATTAATTCTAGCGAACACCAAGCAGTAAAAAGTTTTTTCTTAGAAAAAACAAATAATGATAATGACTCAGCAAATACATTAACAGATACAATATTTGAGATTGGTGCTATGGAAGATGCTAATGTTATGGAATTAATTGATAAACTACGTGGAGACACAATAGATGATATTCAATTAACATTAATAACAATGATAAATCAAAATAGAAAACAAACTAGTATATTAGGATTTACTACAAGTAGAGTACCTAATCCTTCTGTAGTGAGGAATATCGTAGAATGATAGGCAAGGGAGTTGCCCGCGGACGATATACACTTAAAAATCCAGAAAAATACGCAGGCACAAAAAATCCAATTTATCGTTCCAGTTGGGAACATACATTTATGACATTCTGTGATAACAATCCAGCAGTTATAAATTGGGCCAGCGAATCAGTAAGAATTCCCTATATGAATCCTTTAACAGGAAAACAAAGTTCTTATGTACCTGATTTTTTTGTACAATACCAAGATAAAAACGGAAATAGAAAATCGGAACTAGTTGAAATTAAGCCTAGTAACCAATCTACTATGGAAGGTGCTGGTAGAAGTAGAAATAGACAAATGGCTGTAGTACAAAATATGGCTAAGTGGGAAGCCGCAACACGCTGGTGTAAGCAAAAACGTATAACTTTTAGAGTTGTAACAGAAAACGATTTATACCACCAAGGCAAGAAACGTCGCTAAATACCTTATATTATAAGGCAATCTAAAAATGACAAAAAAATTAGAAGAATTACTTAATATCGCACCTTCGGATGATAGTACAGAAATATTACCTGAAGAAATTGAGCCATCAAAAGCAATTGAAGTAGTTGATAAAGTAGAAAAAGAATTAAAAGAAGTAGATGATATTGAATCCGCTTTAGCAGGTGTTGAAAATTTAACAGCAAATGATAAAGAAATGGACGAAATAGCCACTAAGGCTGACGATACATTTGATAATTTAATGGATTTAGGCATGAATGTTGAAGCAAGATTTAGTGGACAAATATTTGACACAGCAAGTAAAATGCTTCAAATTAAACTTAATGCCAAACAAGCAAAAATAGATAAAAAATTAAAAATGGTTGAATTACAACTGCGAAAGAAGGCCCTTGATGCCAGGATTGACAGAGATATGGGCAAAATAGATGGTGCCGAAAACGGCGAAGCAACAGTATTAAGTCGTAATGAATTGCTCGATAGAATACTCAACAAAAATGACACAAAAGATAATAAATAGTTATAATACAATGGAGAGTAAAATGAAATTATTTAATGAGTACTTGGCAGAGTCAGTAAAAGAATATAAATTCAAGGTTAAATTGGCCATGAAAGCCGAGCCAGAATTAATGGACGTTATTGAAAGAGTATTAGGCAAGTACGATGTTAAAGATATTACATCTCCTAAAACAACACCAATTCAAGAACATCCAATGGACTTTCAAAATCTTCGCAATAGCGAAGTTTCTATTTTTGAAATTACATTAACATATCCTAGTACACCGCAAGTTGTACATAGTGATTTAGTAAATTTAGCAGGTCTTCCAGGAAACCAAGTAGTTGTTATTAACAGCGATCATCCAGAAGAAGTTGCAAGAGAAGAATCAGTAAAAACACAAGGTGAAGATTATATTCCAAACCTTGGTTCAGATTATGCTTCGGGCGAAGCACCAGCAGAAGCGAAATTAGGCTTTCTTAAAGAATTACAAAAGGAAACACCTGAGGTAGAAATTGCTGGAGGTAAAACAGAAAAAGCAAAAACAACTAGTGATTTGCCACAGGGTACAACATCACCAGTGGCAGGGAGAAAATAAATGAGCGACAATAAAC